TGTACTTTAAGTCCAGTCCAGATAAAGAACACTGGCATCAACCAATACATCTGATGTTCTGCCATTCCGCCTAACCACCCTGTGGTGTGTCTAGGTATGATCATACCCGCAAAGAACGCTCCTAATACATAGTGCAGGCCCGCCCAGTGGCTAAATGCTGCCCAGGACAATACCAAGGCAACTGTCAGTGTAGGCCAAGCTGCTTGATCACAACTAGCCATCAGTCTAGGCCATAGGTGATAGAGCGCAAAGGTTGCGATCAAGAATAAGCTGCTCAGCATCATTGTTTCGCCAAAGGCCACGATCAAGCTCACTGTGATCCACAGTATTAGGTCATCAAATGTTACCAAAGCTAACAGTCTACGATAGAGATCTGTTCCGTAGATACCTAGGCTTTTTGAAGCGATAACCAACATTGGCATAGCAGTGATACAGGTAGCCACGCCCATAGCCCAGATATACTTCCAGATATTGCCCTCAGGATTATGCCATTGCGGATGATCAAAGAACAGCCAAAAAGCACCAGCAGCCAGGAAGATAGGTACCAGTATGACCTGGAAGGCCTTGGTCCATAGGGTGTTGCCTTCTTGTGCTAGAACTTCTCGTGGTTTCAGTTCAAGTCCTGCTATAAACGCAAAGATCACAATGGCCAGAGTCTGTATTGTGTCTAAACTGGCTCGTACTCCTGGAGTGAATATGGCTGCAAACAGGTCAGGGTAAAAAGCTCCCAGTGCCGAAGGTCCTAGCAGTATGCCGCAGAAAATCTGGAACATAGGCAGGGGAATCCAAGGCTCCAATCGTAGGGTTCGAAGCGCCAGCCAAGGTACAAATACCATTGTGGCCATAATCAGTAGTGTAGAAATCATTTAAAGTTCCTTTATCCAAAGTTCGTAATAGGGGTCATAACGATAACCCGCAGGTGGGTCTAGTGGGTCAAATTGTTCGGGGTGTGTAAATGGTGTAGGACCTTGGCAATACCTAGCCCGATAGTCTCGTGTGATACGATCTCGTAGCTCGGGTGTGGTATAATAGTCAGCGTACCATCCTTCGATAAGAGGATCTGACCAGTCGTGATCTTGTCTGGCCCACCACTGTTTTAATCTGCGAATTAACATAGTACATTACTTATACTATAAAATTGTCAGTTATTGCTGATTCTGGCTGTAGAGGTAATTCACAGTGTCTGCGTTTTCACGATAGGTAGTAGCACCGTTCTTGTGGTGAAAGCGTCGAGCCATTTCGGTTTTTGGACTGAGTGTAACGTAGGTAGTTACTTCTGGCTGTTCACGTTTAATTTCTGCAGTGGCTTCTTCGATCAGTCGTTTGCCAGCACCTGCTGCATATGACCAAATGGTGTAGAACACTGCGGTGTTAGTGTTTACCACTGTGTCTGTAAGTTCGTTAACCGAAGCAGGAATGTCTGCTAGGAATTTAACACAGGTCACTGCCAAAGGCACATTGTCAGCGTCTTTCAGCACAAATATGCGACTGTTGGTGTTCACCCGTTCTTCTGCAGGGATTTCGGGACGAACTGGGTCGTCTTTGATTAATCGAAGGAATTGGTCTTCTAGATTGTTTATGATGTGTAACATAGTCGTGCTCGCAGTATAGTGTAATTATATGCGTATTTATCTTCTATGTCAAATTTCTACTTTCCAATGATAATTCTCTGTCTTCAAGGTCACGGATCTTGTCTGTCAGCTGATCTATGATGCCGATGTTGCGTAGCTGCTTGAATACTAGATTTTCCACTGACCATTCACCAGCACGTTCAAGTCCTGCTTTACGCATCGTGGTAATGCGTTCTTTGGCAGCTTCGATCTTTTTAAGATTGCCTGAAGCAATAGCGGCGGCAACATCGTGTGTAACTGATTCCAGTTTACGCTGTACATTACCATCGTCTACATCAGGTTTGGTTTTCTTAGGCTGTTCTAGCCATTTTTGATGCATAACACTATAAACACCTGTTGAGTGATGAGGTTCCGCAGATCCCTGTACATAACACTCTACAGGAATGCCCTTGATCGTGATATCGTGATGCTCTGCCCAGAGTGCCTTTTTGGCATTAAACAGTTCACGATATTCTTCGCTGACTTCGCCATTGACTAGCACGTGAAGATCGAGATCTGAAAATTTTGTCCAAGTGTAGTTGGCGTTGGAACCTGTGAGTGTATAGTCTATGACATCCAGGTCTACATTTAGGAATTCTTGAAATTTTTCTGCTATCTTTAACAGCTTGGCTTCTACTGCGGGATCTAGTTCTGTGCCCTGCCAAATCTTGGGATTGAGAACACGATTTACTGTAACGAAATAGCTACCGGTGAATTCACGACTGCGCATCTTATACTCCGTACCTATTTCTTTTTACGTTTGCTACAGGACCACTTTTACTGTCTACTGTAGAACTTTCTTGGCTTTTCTTGCTGCTAAGTGCTTTGCCCTTAACACCCATAATTTTATTGGCTTTATTGATAATTTCGGCGTCACCGTCTGTGTAGGCCAGCGTGACCATCTTGCTCTGTGTTGGGCCAAGTCGATCCATTGACTCGTCGGGACTACCAGCTAGAGCGATTCCGAATCTGTATGAATCGTAAGGACTACTGTTGTCTAATGCAGGATAGAATTGAGCATCCGGAATAGCAGCTTCTGCACTTCGTCTTAATTTAGTTTCGGAAATAATATCTTTAATCTTCACTTCAAACCCCGTAACGATTCTTTTTAACCTTGGCCACTGGGCTAGTAATATTTCTGCCCGTTCCTTCACGGCTGGCATTGTCAGTAATGCGTGTAGGTTTCACACCCATCAATTTTGAAGCTAATTGTATAGTTTCTTCATCTTCCGGAGCATACATAACCTGTGCTAGATTTTCAGCCCAGGCGCTTTCTTGTTCGAATTCTACATCACCTGCTTTGTGAGCTCGAGCTGCTGCAACTGCTAGGCCATAACGATACTGCATATAAGGATCAGTATTTCTTAACTGGCGCTGAACAAACACCCCAGGAAGGGCAGCATCTTTAGCCGCGGCAACGGCACTTGGGCGGCCGTTAGTTTTGGAGTTGAACTCTAGGATTACTTCTTTTATGCGCATCCATTATTTAGCCCACATTAAATGATATGCTGTTAGAAGTTTCTCATCGTAAAATTCTGCTACTAAACGGCAGTAGGTATCGTTTTGCATCACTACTAATTGACACTTATCTTCGGGCTGATTGATTAACCAATTGGTGTGATCTAACCCTATAGTTTTATGTACTTTGGGCCAATTTATTTCGATGTATTCGCTTTCTTCGGGCAACCACTTCAACAACTCTACTGCATTATTCTTCATTGTCACCCATACTGTTTAAAATCTCTCGTAGTTTTGTGGATTCTACGTTTGCACGTACTTTACCAACGCTTACACCCTCGTTGGGTTCTTCGCGCTGCGTGACTTCTGTTTTACGTTTAATACTGTCGATAATTGAACTTGTGCCGCGGCTAGTAGCACCACCGTGATCTTGTTCGTCCTCTGGTAGATCTGAGATTCTAAGACTTTCTAGATTAAACTCTAGATCAATCTTTGTGCCAACACCGCTTGATGAACGTGTCTTCATCAACTGTAATTGATAGCGTCCACGCTCACGCATAGCACGGCTAGTGAAGATACCAAACACATTGTCTGCTGTTTGAATCTTACTTAGTCCACCTGAAATATGACTGTGGTCAAACTCTACTTCTTCAACAGCACCACGATTCAACTGGGCGGCAGTAACAAATACACAGTTCTTTTCAACTGCTAGATTACGCAATTCTTCTGACACATATTTGTCTTTGATAAACAAGTCTGCTGGTGAAATCTTCTTACTCACTGGCATTAGCAAGTCCAAATAGTCTACTAACAACACGTCTACTTTCTTGCCTACTTTGATTTCATATTCTTTTAAGTATGCACGAATGTCATTGGCTGTTTTACCACTTGGCATATACTTGACCTGTAGCATACCCGATTTTCTACCAATCATCTTGACTTTCATTTCAACATCGTCTAAGTCTTTAAAGATGTCTTTGGTTGCAATACCTGTCAACATTGCATCAATACGCATTGATACTAGTGCTTCTGAAAGTTCTAGTGTTAGATAAACTACATTTAAACCAGCAAGTGCAAAGTTTACACCCAGGTTAGCAAGAAATAAAGACTTGCCAGCCCCTGATCCACCTGCAAAAATATTAAGCTCTCCACGATTAAATCCTCCAAATAGTCTACGATCCATTGAC